TTTTTTTTTTTTTTTTTTTTTTTTTTTTTTTTTTTTTTTTTTTTTTTTTTTTTTTTTTTTTTTTTTTTTTTTTTTTTTTTTTTTTTTTTTTTTTTTTTTTTTTTTTAGATTTTCTCGCACTGCCTGTCTGCATATGAACGTCAGGTATGGTTTCAAGGTCATCAATCACTCGCTGCGATTCCGGGGTCCATTCTAAACGTCCAATTTCTTGGCACTGCTTTTCTGTGGGCATTTTACTGACATAAATTTTTTCAGTTATTATTATTATAAGTTTTTCTACTTTTTCCCAATAACCCAATAGTGAAGTATTTTTTAACTTGTCTTGGATTTGTATAATACTTAATTCAAAACCTATAATTTGTTTTATTTTTTCTATTAAATTAAATTTTAAATCTTTATAATCATTATAAAGACATTTTAAATATTTGATTTTCAAAAAAAAATAAGCCTGAATATCATAAATTGTTTCACTATTCCAGATATTGGGAAATTTTATTTCTACTTCAGATTCGTTAATAGCATTAAACAATTCTTCCCATCCCTCCGCAATATCTGAATCCTGCTGTTGAAGTAGGGCAAAATTTTCTTCCCGTTTCAATAATGAATCAACATTTTTTTTCAACCAAAGTTCGTGCTTATTTGAATCTATCTGCATGCGTATTGGGTGTATGGGTGATGAGTTATTCTTGCGTTGCCTAATGAGCCTCTCTTCTCGTTTTTTTTTCTGCCTAGAAGAGGAGTTATTTCGTCTATTATCGAATGACTTCAGTTTCCTTATTTCTTTGTTAAAAGGGCTCACGCGACGATTTGGACGACTACCACCACTCATGTGTGTTTTATCCAAACAATTTATTAATTTTGTAACATAAGATTTATAATTCGTTTTCTCCCACCAGGTAAAATTAGAAAGCAATGATGTATATATGGGTATAATTTCATCACTAATATTGGACGGGGTAATCGATTTATTGTGCTTATTAATATACGTTTCTATTGGTGAAAGAATAGTATCAGTTGGTAAAAAAATATTTATTTGTTTTTCCCAAGATTTAATAATTTCTTGAAAAGACTGTGTATTTTCTGTAGTTAAAAAATTACTTATTAAATTCAAATCTGTAGTTAAAAAATTACTTATTAAATTCAAATCCTTTAAATCATCTCTAATAAAATTATTGTTATTAATTGTTATTTTGTCTAGTACTACTTTTACTTGTTTAATATTATCTTGGCTATCAAAAAAATCTAAATATGAAATTGAAGTTTCATTCTCAATCTTTTTTATAACGTTTGAAACTCCATCTGAGCGTAATAAATTATTTTTATGTAACATACATATATATCTTAATAATACTATTTTTTTTTTTTCAACATTTTTGATATTGTCGATAATATTTCTAACCTTATCATCTAATTGTTCTAAAGTTTGAAATTTCGGTTGTGCGCCATCGCCTTGTCTTTTTAATTTTCTAAAAAATATGAAATTTATTCCACCTTGTTCTTTAAAAATAAAATTTGATTCAGCCAATTCTAAAAAGAAATGATAAAAAGAAGATTCTATATATGTGATTGCTGTTGTCACTGGATTAAATCCGGCACAATTAAAAAGTTTATTGAGATCACAATTTGGTGGAATTCTCTCTCTTGAGACCATATGTTCAAATAACACAAAAACATTAAATTTTTTTTTTTCTGGTTCAAACAACCATGATGGATTTAATGCATTATTCGTTTTAAAAGAATGTTTTTCCATATTTACTGCAATATTATAAACTAATGCACCTTTACTAAAATAATGCACATGAAATTTAAAAGCATATTTAGGCTTCCCTATTTTCTTAATATTAAATTTTAAATTTAAAAAATCATGATTTGATTGAAAAGGATTATTAAAATACTTATAAGTTTCTTCATATGCACATTCAATCCTTAAAGCCATATTTTCTTGATTACATGAAAGCATTATCAATTGATTTTCAGCACGAGACATATTACATGAAATACAATGTGGAAAAACAACCATCCCATCACGACTTATCTTTGAATATACCCAAAATGAATTATAAAAAGAATGGCGAATAGTATGAGAACACTCAGAATCAAGAAAAAAATTTTTATAAAAAAATTTATTTATAATATTTAAATGGTTATCGTTGTAATTAAAAGGGGTGCAATCATCATTATTAAAGATTCTTAAATATGTATTAATTAAATGAAAATTATCACAACAAATCCTATTTGTAATATCATGTTGCGTGGGTATCCATGTTGCTTCTGTAACATTTTTTAACTCTATATGTGATATATTAAAACTAGCAATTTTACTATTTAATTTTTCACAATCATCGTTGCAGAGTTTGTCTAGTGATATCTCAATATCATCAATTTTAGTTGTGGTTGTATTTTCTTCCGTTCCATTGTTTGTATATTGGATAGAATTTCCCTGTAAATTGTTATCATGTAGTTTTTTGCCTTTCCACAAGAATTTATCTTCATAATGAATTAACTGCCTTTCATAAATTTCATTTAAAAAATCAAACTTTCCTTGTTTTATATCTTCTTTTCTATATAAAATTGTGTTTAATTGTGGCAGATTGATTGTATTTGTGTGAGAATTTTTCAAAGCGTTGTATTCTTGTTTCAAATCGTTGTATACTAGGGAATTTTTTTGAATATCATCATCACTTATGTTCAAGTTAACTTTTGTATCAGTCGAGATGTTTGTTATTAACATATTATTTTTCTGAGTGGTAATAAGTTTTCCTTTCCATATTTCTTTATGAAATTTCATTTTTTGATAATATCCTCCTGATCTACAATTTACAACATTATTCCAAACAATATTGCAGTTCATTGTTGGTGATAAATAGTGAATTTTGTGTAACAAAAGTAGTAAATTACCAAATCTATATCCTATTTCTTGATCACTCATATTTCTAAAGTTTTTCACTATATTATTTCCTTTATGTAACTCATTTAAAAAGTCATATTCATTATTGTAAATACTTGAATTTTGAAAAAAACTAAAAACTGCACGGGTTGAAAGATGATAATGTCTAGAATTACCGGCCTTTAATCTTACATTTGTTAATTTCGAATGAACATTTCCTCCAGTAATAGCCATTGATAAATAAGTCGTAGGGTTAATAAGATTGGATTCTAAAAATGATCTTTCATTAGCTTCTCTTGTTTTTATAATTATTTTATTTATATCATCTAAGTATTTTATTTTTTCAGATTGATACATTAATTCTCTTCTTAATAGTAATATATATAACTGAAAATATTTTATACAACTCTTCATAATAAAAAAATTTTCTGTTGATATATCACGTTTCATACTTTTTATTTGTGTTAATGGTAATGAATATGAGGCTGAAAATTTCTCCTTAATTGTGGTGTGTAATATGTCCCATAATATAGGACCAAGTGGATTAATCAACATATGTAATAATTTTATAGTATTTTTGGTAGTATGGGGCTGTGTATCAAGAAAAGCAGAATCTGGTAAATAATATAAACTTTGGTTTTTTATAGAAAGAATTTTCCCTTTCTTTTGATCTGCTGTCATTTTTGTTAAAAAAATTGCTTCAATTACATTTTCTAAATTACCATTTTCAGACCATGGTGTTTTTTTTATTTTGTTTTTCCAACATACATCTATCCATTCGCTTATAGTTTTTTTAATATTTTCATATAAATTACAACTTATAGCAATGAATGCTATGCTACCTTTATATAAATTTTTTAAATTTGGTTCAAAATAATCTATATTTCGAAAAGAAAATATATATTTATTCTTTTCCCTTAAGAAACAACCATCTGATGGTAAATGAAGATAATAATTATTTTTTAACAAAAATAATAAAACAAGGAAGGAATAAAATTTATTCAAAATATATGTATTTGTGTGAGAAGAAATAGAATCCTTTAAAGCCATTCCAATTATATAGTGAATGTTTTGGACACATTGTAATTTAGTAATGATTAATTGGACTTCATTTCTCAATATTTCCTTTTTGATTGTATCTAATATTTTGTTTGGTTCGTTGAAATGATCTATTTTTTTATTTAGTATTTCTTTGATTATATTGAATTCATTGTCTGTTATTGTTTCGGGTTCTATGTAGACAAAATTAAACAAGTTAGCTAGATATATATATCGAAATGGTAATAACCTGTTGCTTCTTTTCATATGTTTGTTGAGTGGTGTCATAGGAGAAGATAAATAACCAGATAAATCTTCTAATGTTCCATTATACTTATCCACATTTTCAACATATTCAACATATTCAGAAGATAATAAGCTTTCAAACACACTACAATATGTATTGTTTTCCAAATATTGACGAGAAATTTTTAAATAATCATTTAAATTAAAAAATAAGGATGGTGCTATATTTTTTATTTTTAATTCTTTTTCGTTTTCAGAAACACAATCTTTCGTTAATTCATTATTATCTAACAATATAAATAATCCAACTAACGAAGACTCGCTAAAAATAAAATTATTTAAAGAAAACCCAACGTTAAATTTATCAGAATTATACAAATATGGCCCATCATTTGTTGGAAATAAACAACCTAAAGGAATATATCTATGTGTTTTTTTATTATCATTAATAAATAAATTATTTTTCAAATTTTTTTGTATATATTGAAATACTTTAGTATCTCCTTTCATAGACGCATTTTTTTTATCAAATTTATCATACATTTCTTTAATAGACTTTGTATTAAAATCTGCATTATTATAAGTATATGATTTGTCAAAATATGGTAAGTTATGGTATATATTATAATTGATATCGATTGGTAAAGGTAAACCTCTTAATTTAAATAAAATTATAAATAAAGACAATAATTTATATATTTTTTTTTTAATAAAAAAAGAAAAATTTCTGTGATTATCAATTATTTTAATGTCTTTTTTTTTCTCGTCTTGCAATTTTTCTAATACAAATTTAAACCCCTTAAAATAATAAATTTTATTGACGTCTTTTACTTCTACTTCTAAATTCTTACCAAATAATAAACAACGTATTTTATCTAATAAAAAATTTACCATTTCTGTTATGTTGCTTATATCAACCTCCGATAATAATGACTGTTTATCTTTGAAATCTTCAATAACTTCTTTAACTAATAATGACTGTTTATCTTTGAAATCTTCGATAACTTCTTTAACTAATATATTTGTATTACTCCCCAAAAGGTATAAGTGGCACCATTCGGCTACTATTCCATAATGACGCATAATACTTTTTTCACTTTTATATAATGATTCACATTTAAAAATACCAACATCTTGATAGTGAAAAGGCATAATATATATATATATATATATATAATATATAATATATTATCAAATCAAAACATATTCAAAGTAATCCTTTTCTAAATATCCCATACGAAATCTCATTCCACTATATGGAGGAAAAATATTTTTTTGATCGTAAACTTTTTTTAAAAGTTTACTTTCTAAAAGTTTTTCTTTAATTTCAACCAATTTCTCTCTTTTTAATCCAGATATAACATATATATCTCTATTAGAAATGCCATACATTCCAGAAATATCGTGAAATACATATCCATTTGTAAAAATGAGTTTTTCAACTCCATAAAATACACAAGGTAAATCGGAATAAGTAATATCTAATTTATTGCCCTTTTTAATACTGCGAATAGACTTGTGGAGTGGATGCAGAAATGATTCCTCTAATTTTTTTTTAAAGAATTTTATTTTTTTAGAAGGCATATTTGTTTTTTTTGTATAATCAGATAAAATTTTTACAATTTTGCCAGTCCTTTTTACATTTTTTCTCTTTTCCTGTATTTTTTGAATACATTTTAAAAAATCAAGCTGTGCGTAAACAGGTATAGTTCCATAAGATTTTTTCCATTTTATATATTTTTGAACATTTTCATCATATACATTAGTAACTCCACCTCCTTTGTCACCTGAAACTTGCAATAAATAGTAACTGGTGGGAGTTTGGGCGTTTCCGTGAAATATGTAGTTGCTTTGAGTATTATTCAAAGTATGTAATCTACAAATATTAAATTGTGTCATATATTCGTGGAAATAGTTATTTTTCTTCATCCAAATAGAAGGTGTAATAAATAATAAAAATCCCTTGTCATTCAAATATTTGACTGACTTTCTTACAAATAAATCCCAGGCTCTTTTTCCATCCTTTTTCTTGTTAAAATTTTTCAAACAGGGAGTTTTTATTTTCCCACCTACATTAAAGGGTGGATTTCCTATAATAAAATCAAACTTTCCAATATCCCTTGTTTTTAAATAATCGCAACAAAGTATATTAGCGTCTTCGCCAAAAACGGAATATAAATGGGGTATATGTTCATAATTATATTCGATTTGATAAATCATATTATGTAATATGTGTTTTTTTCTCTCTATTTCGTCTGGAAAAACTTTACTTAAACAATGAAATAATTTGTTATAGAGAAAAATTGCAAAATACCCTTGTCCACAACAGGGGTCTAGCCAAGTTTTATTAGGATCATAAAAAAAGTTTTCAGGAATAAGAGAAAACATATTAGAAATGAGAGAATAGTCGGTTGGTATTTCACCGTAAAATGATTTGTTGTGTAATGAAATATTAAAATTTTGACTAATAAATTTGATAGTCATTATTTTAAAAAGAGAAAATAAAAGGTAATTATAATCCTAATAATGAAATAATAGAAGAAAATGAAGAAATAAAAATAGTTAAAGGAATAAATCTATTTGTATAATTTTTCATTGCAAATAATTGATTAAATATTCCGCTTTCTTTTACTTCAAGAAAATAAATAATAAAAGAAGATACAAAAACAGATAAAATAAAAAACCCATATCTTATTGGTGTTTTGAAAAATGCTTCAGTTGAAAGTAAATTAATAAATAATAAAAAAATCATAAAAAAAGCAATAAATATAAACATAAAAAAAGAAATAATATGGTTTTGAATAAGTACAGATAACGAAGACCATTGTATAATATTATTTTCAGTTAATCCAGATGTTAAATTATAATTATTTAAAGTATATAATAAAAACATTGTAACAAAGGTAAAAATGGTTCCAATTAAATAAATAAATTTTGATTTAATAAAATAATTGTCAAAAAGTTTAAAAAAAAACAAATTTGGTACAATAACAAATAAATATAAAGAAAAAAATAGTAAAATAGAATATAATTGATTATTATTAGGATTACCAATAACAAAATATTCTAACAACATAATAAATGAAAAAATAAATACAAATATTGAAAAGAATTTATCATAATTTTTTTTATTTTTTTCATTATTTTTTTCATTCTTTTTTTTATTTTTAAAAAATAAATAAATGGCAATTAATAAATAAATAATAAATAATATTAAATATATCATTTATTATATTAAAATATTTAAATATATGTAGTTTTAATTTTAATTAAAATTTTATCATAATTGGTCATGATTTTGGGAATGATTGTTTTATTATACCATTTTCTAAATAAATTTCTATTATTTTTAATTTCATCAATTGTAAACCATTTAATAGTAGATTTTTCATAAAATCCATTATGGTTTTCAATGAATTTATTATTATGTTTTAAAATAAATTTAAAATTTCTGTTATAGTATTTTATTAAATTTTCATCATATTTAATTTTAAATAAGAAAGTAGAATATGTTCCAGAGTTTATTTTAAAAATAAAATATTTTTTAATATTTATCTTTAAAGAATTTTTGGAACCAAAAAACCCATTTGTTTCTTCATAGCCTTCTCTAATAGCAGTTTGTAAAGTGGTTTCATTTTTTTCTTTAGAACCACCAAAATCGGACCATCCTTCATTATTTAAAAAATATTCTTTACCAAATAAAAAAAGCAAATTCCCGTTTTTATCTAAAGAAATGGGAAGTATTCCTGCCATTATTTTAATATTATAATATTTTTTTAAATATATTTATTTTTTTTTGATTTTTTTATAATTTAATATTTGAAATTTTAATTTTTTCATAATTTCTTTCTTTATTAATACCATAATTTAAATTATTATTAAAATGATTTAATTTATTTTTAGCAATGTGTTTATAATTATTTATTAAATTAAATGAATTATCACGAACAGTTAATGAATTAAAAGAAATATCATTGTTTCCTGTTCCTCTAAAAAGTTCAACAGTATTATAATTTTTAATGGAATAAAAATTATTATCTGTATCTAATTTATTTTTAATAAAATTACAACTAATATCATTATTAGTTGTTGTTTTTACACAAATAGAATTTGAACAATCATTGTTAATATAGCCATTGGCAATCATTATTTTTTGAGAATTATTTTTAATATATGGTATTTTTCTTATTTTACTATTTGTAGAATTTTTATTATTAATATATTTTTGTTTAAAATCATTATATAAATGTTTTTCTCTAAGTTTTTTAATTCTATCATTTCCGGTTAAAATTTTATTATTTTTTACTCTATACATATTTATATAAAAATATATATTTTATTTCTTTATGGTTTCAATTAAAAGGCTGATAGAATAATCCATATTATTTAAATCAATAATTCTTCCAAACTCGTCAACAATTTTAATTTGTAATTTATTAATATCAACTGGTCCGTTATATGTTCTTTTTGTATATTCTAAAATATTAGGATTTGATATTGTTAATTCGGTGTTAGAAAGAATATTTGTTTGTAATCTTGCTAAAATATTAGATTTTCCAAGAGAATCATTAAATGTTGAAATAATACAATTATTAGAATTATTTGTAAAATCATCAATTATTAAAAATAATGTTTTTGGATTCCAATTATCATAAATACCTTCAGATACAAATACTTTATTAGAATGATTCTGATTTAAATATTCACCTTTTCTAAATCCCAATATCCATCCCAATCCTTGCATTAAATTTTTGTTTATTTTGTTTGGTTCATCATTTTCTTTAATATAGTTAAAAGAAGTATCCGTATTATTAACAAGGTTTTTCAAATCTAATGGTTCTCTATTAAAATATATATTAAAACTGGAATCATTACTACCAAAAACACATTGTTTAGTATATTTATTTATATTAAAAAATATATATTGGGTTTGAAATGCTAATTGAATTGAATTATTTACGGCATTTTTTATATCATCTTTTGTTTCATAATTACCATTCTGAAGTCTTATAAAATGCCATTTACTGTCTTTTTTTATCCAAAAATAATTATTAAGATGTTTTTCGTTTATACCCCACATTGATGAAGGGATAACAATATCATAAAGTGTAATACCCACAACATCTTTTAATGTTGTTGGTAAATCAAATAAATAATTAGTTGATGAAGTATTATAGTAATTTTTTCTATATTTTGTATCAATACACAATAATTCATTTTTTTTTTGTTCAGGTTGTAAATTTTTATTTAAATCCAAAATATTATGAACTAATTTAGTTTGTGCATTATTTAAAAAATTCATTACTTTATTTCTTTTTTTTTCAGAAAAAGAATCATTTAAAATTAATCTATTTTTAACAATATTTTTATTTAATTGGATATCTTTCATTGTATAATTTACATTTAAGTTGAACACTTCTCTTAATTCATCTAATGTGTATTTAGATATATCCATATTTAATTCCATATTTATATATATAAAAAATATATTAATTGAGTAATTTTTTCCCATTTTCAAGGCACCAAAATTGTATAGCAAGACAAGGAAAAATTCTTATTTGTGCTACAACAAAACCACTATATAATCCTAAAAATCCTTCCATTTTATAAATTTTATAAAATGTATTAAAAATCCCGTTATATTTTGGAACATTTTTATTAAATCCTTGCATTTGTAATCTTCTTCTAACTAAATCAGTCGGATAAGTAAATGGTAGGGAAGAAATCCCAGACAATCCACCTGAAAGTAATTTGACATAATTCTCATTAAATCCCATAATATTCAATTTGTCTTTATAAAAATTATAAAATGAAAAATTTAATGCTGTAAATGGTATATAACCTAATAAGCTAACATTTAATCCGTTATAAAATTCATTAAACTTCATTTTTTTAAATGCTGAAGATATTGAATTATAATGTGATTTATTCATTTGTAATGATAATCTAGTTCTAATTGTTTCTAAAGGATATATAATTGACATTGAAACAAAACCAGCAACACCACCTGAATAAAAATTTTTATAATTTTTATTTTCTAAAAAGTAAAATAAATTATTTTTTGAAAATGCATAAACAGAATAAGAAATTCCAAACTGTGGAAAAGCCCTTATACAATTTGTTAAATTTCCTTTCCATAAATATCTAAATCCCTCATTTTTTAAAACATTTTTAATATTAGATTCTTTAAAATATTTATTTTGTGATTGAATTTTATATAATTCTAATGGTGCTGTACAAGTTCTAGAAATAACACCAGCACATCCACCAATAATAAGATCTTTAAACATTATAATATATATATAATGTATTTAATTCCTATTTAATTTTTACAATATATTATAAAAAATAAAATATTTAATAAAAAATAAAATATTAAAATAAAAATAATGGATATTTGTGATATATGTTTTAATAAGAATTATATAATAAAAAAGTGCTGTAATATAAGTTATTGTTATAATTGTTATTGTAGATTTAATTCATTTTGTAGTATTTGTGAAAAAAAAGAATTGAATAAAAGAGAGAAATGTGAAAAATGTAAAAAAGAAATAACCACAATGAATTTATATGAATGTATAATTTGTTATAAAAAAAAATGTAACAAATGTATATTAATAAAAAAATATCACTCTAATTTATGTTCTAGTAAAGAGTGTATATTAATAAATAATCGAAGAAATAATTATCATGATATAGTTCCATCTGGTTTATAATTTCCATATGCATCATATGGTCCGCAAGGTGCTCCTTCATCACTATATCCATCGTAGGTATTTCTTTTATATACAATATTACCTTTTAATTTTTGAATAATTTTTGGACAAGTATATAATTTTTGATTTTCATTATAACCATAAACCAACCCTCCTTCAGCATGTGGATGAGTAATTATATATCTTGGTCCAAATTTGTAATAAATATTATGTCCATATTTATGACAATAATTACAAAATGTATCGGATTGTTTTTCTTTTAATTTTGGACATTCTAATATTCTAATATTTTTTCCATATTTATCTTTTGAATTATAATAAAATTGATGTTCATTTGAAGAACAATAATAGCAACTAAAAGTTGAATTATTATTTTTAATAGATTTATTTTCAGTTTCGCTTTCATCTAACAGAAAAACACCCATAACACAATAATTCGCCAAATCTTTAAATGTATCTTCTTGGGCTTCAAAGTTAATATTTTTTTTATTTTTAGAAATATTAATAAGTCTTTTAATTTTATCACTTAAACGAACAAGGACACCCATAAATCCGTGTTCTCTAAATGAATCTCCATAATCTTGATTTTTTTGAATAGCAATTTCATAACCTTTATATTGAATTCTCCAAAATTCACTAATAATATTATCTGTTCCTCTTTTTTGAAAATTAGTAATTAAATTTAAAACACATTCACTGTTAATTCTAATAAGTAATTGTCTAATTTTGAAAATATTATCTTTACTAATTTCAATTGATGTTTTTTTTGTATCAACTACATTTTTAATAATTTCATATTGCTTTTTAATATTGTCAACCGAAAATTCTTGATATGATGAATGATTCCAAGTAAAAGCTTGATGAATTTCATAAATTACACGGTAAAAATCATTTTTAAATTTTTCTTGAGAAAGAGACATTTTATTTTTGATAGATGCCATATTTTAAGTTAATTAATTAATTTTTAAATATTTTTAATAAATCAATTTTTTATATAAATTATTTTTTTTTTTTATTAACAAAAATTTTGCAACAATTTGCTTTATGTGCTCTTACTTTATTATTAAAATCAGAATAAGGATGGAATTTTTTAATATTTTTTTTATGATAAATTTCTTTTTTCATTTCAGGGTGATTTTTATTAAACATCCATCCTGTAAATCTCTCTTTTGTTCCAGAATATCTTCCATTTTTATATCCTGTTTTTATTTGTTTATTTTTTTGGTAGTCAAAATTTTTAACTTTTTCTCTATTTTTTTCATTAGTTTTCATTATTGTAAAATATTTTAGCCTTTCTAATCTAGAACTAGAATGAACATATTCATATTTATTATGTCTATTTTCAAACCTTTCATATCTTCTATCACATAAATATTGTTTTTTTTTTCCATCAATTGTCTCGTAAAATTAATTACAAGAAACATCAATTCTGTTTTTTTCACAAAAATTATAACAATTCATTTATTATATATATATATATATTAAAGTAAATCAAAAAAAAAAAGAAATAATAAAATATTATATGTGGTCAAGATTTAACTATGATAATTTTCCAGTTGTGAATGTTGAATTTAATGGTGTTATAGAAAACAATGATGATTTTGTGTTTTTTATAAATGAATGGAAAAAATTATATAATGAGAAAAAGGATTTTGAATTTGTTTTTGACACTAGTGGATGTGGTTTAATAAATCCTAAATATTCATTTTATATGGCATTTTTTATAAAAAAATTAAAAAAAAAACCAAAACAATATTTAAAAAAGAGTAAAATATATATATATCATAAATTTATTTTGTATTTATTAAAACTTATTTTTTACATAGAATCTCCTGTTGCACCTGTTCATTTGGTTTTTAAACAAAATAATTATGAAAAAATAATAATTATTAATCCTTAAAGTTCAACAACATTATTTTCAGATATAGGTTCTAAAACAAAACTAGTAGGAAGAACTAAATTATTATTTTTATATAAAGATCTTTTTTTTAATTTTTTATAAATATGAAAATTACTAAATGTATTTTTAAAATCATATTCAAAATCAGTATCATATAAAAAAACATTATTCCATTTTTTTGACATTTCTCTCCAAATCTTTTTATGTTTATTGTATTTTATATTATATTTTATTTCTTGAAAACACATTTTTTTTTTATTTTTCATAATTTCATTTAATTTTTTTTCAAAATATTTTATACCTTTACTTGGGTTTTCTTTCCAATCATTAATTTTATTATATAAATTTAATTTATATTTTATTTTTTTATCTATATAATCAAACTTATATTCTAATTCATTTATCATTAAATTAATATTTTTTTTTCTATTTTGTAATATTCTTATTTTTTTATTTATGCAGTTATAATGGTTTTTTTTAATTTCATAATCATTATATAACTCATCAAGATTTATTACAATTTCTCTCCTTCTATCCAATAAATTTTTCATTTCAATTTCTTTTGTTCTATCTATTGGTATTAATTTTCCGCGACAAAAAGGACAACTATCATTTTTTTCTGCCCATTTCCAAAAGCATTTATAACAATGTGTATGTTTACACATTGGTGTAACAGAATTATTAACAGTTAAATTATCATTACATATTAAACATTTATTATTATTTTCATTATTATTTAAAGGCGTTACTTTTGATAAAAACATATTTATATAAAAACCATCATTTCTACTTAAACTTAAATTATTTTATTTAATTAATGAATAATTTAATAGATATTTTAGAAAATAATAATTATGAAAGTACGATTAATGAAGAAAAATATATATATATATTTATAAATAAAAATAATTCTAGAGAAGAAATTCGTTTATATTATAAAAATGATGTTTGGTATTTATCTTTTCCAATGAAAAACAGTATATACAATTATAAAACACTTTTTACATCAAAAAACGGAATGTTAAAATATTTTAAAGATAAATTGGATTATATGTTTGAAAATTATTAAAAAATTAATTTTTAATTTTTTTACCTACAGTAGTTTTTTTGGAGATTTTTTTTGCCATAAATCCACCTGGTTCATATAATTTATGAATAATTATAGGACAAAATTTATCATTTAAAATTTTATAAGCACGCTTAATTTTTTTTTCACTTAACATTTTAATATCTTTTTTAATTTGGTTAAAAATTTTTTCTTCTAATCCAAATGTAGCATACCCTCTCCAAGAACCAAAGTCTGTTTTAGTATCAGGAATATTTTTCAATAAAATAATATATAATTCTTTTTCTGTAATTTCAAAATTTTTTATTTTTTTTAAAATATTTTCTCTTACATATTTTGCGTTTGGACCTGTTTCTTCATACCAAGGACCTCTTTCATAATTAAAATTCATTTTCATATATAAAAAGATATAAAAATTTTTTTATATCAATTTAAATTGATATAAAAAAAAATGTATATATTTTATTAATCAACAAACAAATAAAAAATGAATAATTCAGCATTAATTTATAAAAAACTAACACAATATGGTGTAAAACACGTTTTTGGATATAGTGGTGGAGCAATTATGCCATTAATTGATCAATTTCATCCAGATAAAAATAAAGACATTGATTTAATTATTAATTCGCATGAACAAAATTGTGGACATGCTGCAACAGGATATGCAAAATCAAATGGTAAAACAGGGATTGTTTTAGTGACAAGTGGTCCTGGAATTACAAATTGTATAACACCATTATTAGATGCAAAAAATGATTCAACGCCATTAATTGTTATTTCTGCAAATGTAGGATTAAAAAATATTGGAACAAATGCTTTTCAAGAAGCTCCAGCCGTTTCAATAACAAAACCAGTAACAAAATGGAGTCATTTTATAACAGAAAAAGATGATATTAATTATATTTTTGACAGAGCATTTCATATAGCAAATGAAGGTAAAAAAGGAAGTGTTCATATTGACATACCAAAATGTATATTAAATTCAATTAATAAAAATAAAATAAATTCAAATCATTATAAAAAATATTTAATTAACTACAAAAAAAAAAAAGAAAAATATATATCTTCAAGATCATTTGATAAATTAGCTGAAATTATTTATGAAAGCGAAAAACCAATTTTATATGTTGGTCAAGGTGCCAATTCTTCTTATTTAAATATTAGAAAAATTGCAAAACAATTTAATATTCCTGTAACTACAACCTTACACGGTATGGGAATTTTTGATGAAACAGATGAATATTCACTCCAAATGTGTGGAATGCACGGTCACGCAGCAGCAAATTATGCTTTACAAAATGCAGATTGTATTATTGCGTTGGGTTCAAGATTTGATGATAGAACAACTGGAGAAATTAGTAAATATGCACCAAAATGTAAAAATTTTATTCATATGAATATTGAAGAAAATGAAATTAACAAGGTTGTTAAAACAGAAAATTATGTAATAGGTGATTTAAAAAAAACACTACCATTATTAATTGATAAATTAGAAATTATTAAAAATAATGATAATTTATGGTTAAAAAAAGATATTAACAATATGAAAAAAATGGCTTGGATAAATACAATAAAAAAATGGAAACAAAAATATCCATTTAAATTTAATGAAACAAATAATTTAAAAACACAAGAAGTTTTGATTGAATTAAACAAACAAGTTACACATAATATGGATAAATATTACTTTACAACAGGGGTTGGAAATCATCAAATGATGAGTTGTCAGTTTATTGATTGGAAATATCCACAAAGATTTATTTCATCTGGAAGTTTAGGCGTAATGGGTGCAGGATTACCATATGCAATTGGAGTACAATTTGCAAATCAAAAAAAAACAGTAATTAATATTGACGGTGATTCAAGTTTTCTAATGACTTTGAGTGATTTAAAAACTGTAAAAGAACATAATTTACCCTTAAAAATTTTAATTTTAAATAATGGAACTCAAGATATGGTTCGTGTATGGGAAGATTTATTCTTTGAAAAGAGAATAACAGCAACAGAAAATATTCAAGGTCCCCAATTTTCAAAATTAGCCGAATCTTTTGGAATTAAAGGAATTACAACAAATAAAGATAATTTAAAAAATAATATGAAATATTTCTTAGATTATAAAGGACCAATTCTTATGGAATGTTTAACAGAAAGAGATTATTGTTTTCCATTAGTTCCACCTGGTGCTGGTTTAGATGAAATGATATTAGAAAAAGAAAATATTAATAATTTAGATTCAAAAGCAAATGCGCCAAGTTAATTAACAATTTACATAATTTCATTTAATGTTTCAAATCTTTTAATTTGAGGTTTATTGTCATTTTTTAAAAATAAATCATTAATAGAAAAAAATCTTTTCAATTCTGGTTTGTTAAAAGACTCATCATTAAATGAAATATGCCTTTCTTGATTAGAAAATGTACTATTTTCTCTAGATAATTGTGGTTTCATATATGGTCCTGATATTACTCTTTCTGTAGCGGAAGATAAAGATCTAAAACCACCTAATGAATTATTAGAATTAATATTTAAAGAATTTCCACAATTGAAGCCAAAATTAGCTCCTTTTTTAATTGCATCTTGATTTGCTGCTAAAAACATAGATATTATTCCGGTTTCTTCAATTTCTTTTATTTTAAAATTTAAATCTTGTTTATTATAAATTCTACTTTGATTATCCAAACCATCTGTTAAAATTGCAAAAATACCACGAATATATTTATAATTATCTTTTTCACTTATAATTTTTTTTTTAAATAATTCAATTGTTTCACAAGCAGAATCAATTAATCTTGTTGATCCTTCTGGTTTTAAAATATTATTTAATTCGTCAATAGAATAATTAATATATTTTGATTCTTTCCAATCAAGATGGTTTATAATATTAGAATTAAAAGTAGAAAAATATATCAATGTTTTTTGTTTATTTTTTTTCCTATCTTCAAAAAATGTTTTAACACCGTTAATTTGAGAACCATTCCAAGAAGAAGTTGAACCGGAACGATCTATTAAAATCATAACTAAATTTAAAATATTCTCATCCTTTTCCTCTTTTTCTTCACTTGTTTCTTCTCCATTAGGTTTTTCATTTTTTTTATCTGGAACTTGTTTTCTGTTTCTTTTAATAATATTTAAACAGGATAATTCCTTATTACTCATTTTATATTAAATATTCAAGATAATATTTAAATTAAATTAAAATATTGTTAATGATGTTCCATAATTACCAATTAAAATTGTAAATCTTTTATTTAAATCATATACTTTAACTTTAATTTTATTATTGTCGTGATCAAATGTTCCGTGCAATGAAGATAAGTCAACAACAACAATTTTATATTTATTTTCTTTATTTTTAACAATAGTTAAAAAGGTATTAATTCTTGAAACACATTGGTTATTTAATATTTTTACATCTGGTGTAAATGATGAATGTAATCTCCCTATTATATTATATTTTTTATTTTTATTAAAATGAATTAATTGAACTGTTCTATCTAGTTCAAAATTAAAACAAATACTTAAAGTTATATTTTCTTCAGTGAAACACCAATCTTTGTTTTCAAAAACAATATTATAAAATGTTTCTGCTTTTTGTTTATGTTTTAAAAAATTATTATTCATAATTGAATGATAAATTTTATAAATATTTTCAATCTCTCCTTGGGTAATATTATTCCCATTTGAAATACTATTTATACTGTCTGTTACACATTGTACACAATCAAAAGCATCACCTTGCTGAAAATCTAAATCAAGAGACATTTATATGAATAAAATATATAATTTTTAAATAATTATATATTTTATTCATATAAATTTTAAAAATTATATATTTTAAATAATTATATATTTTAAAATTTAACAGGATTTTGCACCGGCAGGTCCATTAGGTAAAGGATAATTTTTAACAGTAGAACTAAATTTAACATCTTTTTTAGGTGTATTATAATTAATATTTTTCATATAAGTTTCTGGTTCCCAACTACATGGATTATGTAATTTATTTTTAATATTATTACTTTTATTATTTTCATTATATTTTTTTTTATTTTTAGTTATAGAATTATTAATAACCAAGCCTTTTTTTTTCTCTAAATATCTTTCATATGAAAAATGCTTACTATTTATGGCCTTTTTTTTCTTATTTATTTTTTGATATATTTTACCATTACAATAAATTTTAATTTTACTTTTATGGTCATTTTCATAAGTAATATTTGATGATAAATCATACAGTATAACTAAATCTTTTTTAATAGATGTTCTTTCATTGGAATCATTTTTTTTAAATAATTGAAAATTATTTAATTTATGATTAAAATTTCTTCTATTAATTTTTTTACAATTACCACAATTTAAATACATATATCTTTTTGATGATGATTGCATTTATAATATAAGTCTTTATTTTTATAAGAAAAAAAAGAAAAAAAGTAATTTTTTTTCTGTAAATTGATATTTTTTAATATATTTTTTTTACTAATAAAAAACAATGCCTCATACTTGTAATTGTGGAAAAAAATTTAAAAGATTGGGTGCTTTTAGAAGGCACAGAGGTATATGTGAAATTTTAAGAGAGAAAAGTGATATTCAAAAAAAAGAATTGGAAGAAGAAAGTGATATACCACCTAGAGATGAGGTTTGGGTTATCGTAAAAACATTGGTTTGTGAAATTGAAAAATTAAAAAAAGAAAATAAAAAAATGAAAAAAAATATGGCAATACAAAATAAAAAAATTAAAATTATAGAGTGGTTAAATGAAAATATTAAACCAACTACAAATTATAAATCGTGGTTTGATTCTTTTGAAGTTGAAGAAGAAATATATTTAGAATATATTTTTAAAATGGGGTTTTGTAATGCAATGGTAGAAATATTAGAAAATATTTTTGATAATACAATTTTTAAAGCATTTAACCAAAAACCAAATAAATTATATGTTTACGAAAATGAATGGATTTTACTTGATTTAAACTCATTTAAAAAAATAATAGTAAAAATTCAACATAAACTAATTGAATATTTTAATAGAAAATGGCGCAATGAGAATCAAAATGTTAATTCAAATAATGATGAATATATGATTAAAAGTAAAGAAATATGTGGTGGAAATAAGGATTTTCCTAAACAAATAAAATCTATTTATAATAAATTTTATAGAAATATTAAAGTTGATATAAATGATTTTATTAAAATATTTTAATATATTAAATGTTAGATGAATTTGGATATTTATTTTTATATATAAGTGGTTTTGGATTTTCAGATTTAATTTTAGATGAATTAAATCTGAAAAGTAGAGAGAAAAAAATATTATATTTTTCTTTTACATTTTTACTTGGTATTATTATGTATAATCTTTTTGGTGAAAAGAAATAGTGTTTTTTTTTAGGTTATTTTTTTTTAGTGCTTTTTTAATTATTCTTTTTCTTGTTAGTAGTTTCTTTTTCTTGTTGGTGCTTTCTTTTTTCTAACTGGTGCTTTTCTTTTTCTTGTTGGTGCTTTCTTTTTTCTAACTGGTGCTTTTCTTTTTCTTGTTGGTGCTTTCTTTTTTCTAACTGGTGCTTTTCTTTTTCTTGCGATTGATTTTGCGAGAGAAATAGAATCTCTAATATTTTTAAAATTATTTAAAGTGTTTTGTAAAACAAGATTTTTTGCTATTCTATTTTGTTTTTGAAATAATTTTTTTTTATCATTAAAAATATTTACTATAGGAAATTCATATTCGTTAATTATATTATTATCTCTTTCTAAAATATGTAATTTAATATTATCCATTGTTTCTTTTTTTTCTTTATCAACAACGGGTATACCATTAATACTTGAATAATGTTTAGAATAACTTTGTTGAAATATTTGAGGATTATACATACTAATATATAAATTTATAAGAAAAAAATTAATTTAAATTTTTTAATTGTTAAACTATTTTGACAAATTCATCAAATATCATGATATTAATTTTTAATTCTTTTGCTTTTTCTACTTTTTTTGATTCTCCATTTAACGCATCTTTGTCTTTTACAACTAAAATGAAGGTTTTTTTATTAATTGTATTTGTTATTTTACTACCAATTTGTTCTATTTTTTCTTGTATTTCCTTGTTTCTAAAACCGGTAAATACAATATTTTTCTTATATAATTTGTGGTCAGATTTTTCTGTATTTTCTTTTTGTTCCTCATCTTTCTTATTTTCTTTTTGATATTCTTTTAATTTATGTATTTGTTTAATTTCATTTAAAAATTTTATAAATTTAGGTATATTTTGAACAAATAATTTGGATGTTTTTTCACCAAAACCATCAATAGAAATTATTTTTTCTATTTTTTTTTGTGAGCTTTCTTTTGAATTTAATATATTTGGATAAGATTGTAAAATTAAGTCAATACGATTTTTAGCAAATCCTCTACCAAAAAGATTAGAAGCAATCATTAAAACGGATAGTGAAGCGTCTTTTAATTTATTTTGAATACTATTATGTAATTTTGTAGCAGATTTAGTTTGAAATCCTTCTATTTCAATAAAATCATTTATGGACATATTTAAAATTTTTGCGACAGAATTATATGATTTCATAACACGTTTTATATTTCCAGGTCCAAATCCGGCGACATCAATAACTTTAAAGAAACGCATCATATTTTTTTGTAAAACAGTTTCATTTTCATTTGCGTTAACTAATATCGCATCAACGTTTGTTTCATTCCATTTCCAATTAAATTTTTCCTTATCTGGCATTTTAGGTATTTCAGCATTTTCAATAATTTTTGTAATTTTTGGTATAACATCTCCACTTCTAATAATCTCTACAACAGCACCAATACCAATATTATTATCTTTAATAAATTTAGCATTATATCCAGTGACATTTTCAATTTCAACACCTACTAAATTAATTTTATCTATTTTAACAACAGGTTTTAATAATCCATCTTTACTTGGATTCCAGATAACATCCAATACTTTTGCTTCTGCTTTTTGGTCAGAAAGAACCATTTTAAAAGCGATAGAATGGTCTGGATTTTTATTTTTTCTAGGATAAATTTCATCGTGTGTAATGATTAATCCATCTATTTCATAAATATAATTATTTCTCCATCTTACTAACATATTTGATAAATATTCATTTGTAACATCAAATTTAAATTTATATTTTACACAATTGTATGATTTAATAAGTTGATATTGTTTTTTAGGTTTTACTTTAGGTTCAATAACTTCATACATTACAAAATCAATATCTTTCCATTTTTCAATATCTTTTTTTTTTGAATTTACAATTCCAGCAACCATATTTCTAGCATTTTTATATGATTTATATTTTTTAAAATTTTCTTTACTAATAATTAATTCACCCCGCACAACAGTATTATTTTTAAATTCTGGAATATTTAAATAAGGAATCATATAAGAAATATCTTGTCCTTCTTTTCCATTTCCTCTTGTATATAATTTTTTATTTTCACTCACATATAATGCGCTAATTCCATCTAGTTTAGCTGAAATTAAATAATTACTTGAATATTTTTTTTTCCACTTTTCTAACTCATTTGTTGAGGGTTTCATTTTATTCATAGAAGCCATAAAATATGGAAGCTTTACTTTATTTTTAACAATTGTATCTGCTCCGATTACATTTATTTCAGAGACGGTTGGATATTTTTTTTCAATAAATTCTTTTAAAATATCATATAAATTATCACTAATTAATGCATTCTTATTTCTATAACACTCATTGGTATAATTTAAAAGATCTAATAATTGTTTTTTTTTTAATTTTTGTAAAAATGATAGTCCATTTTTTTTAAAATTCAAAATTTGTTTATTCATTTTAGTTTTATATTTGTGTGTTTTATTATTTGATTTCAATTTATTTTTTTTTGTTTTTTTTGAATTAGTAATTATTTTAAAATTTTCATTTAAATCTATTTTATTTCTTTCAGTGGGTAAAATATACTTAATATCTAAAAATTTAAATATTTCTTTTTCATTATTAAATATTTTATTTAATTTATTTTTATTTTTAATAAAAGTAAAGCAATGTTCATTCATTGAATATCCAAGATTTAATGCTCTTTGTCTCATTAAAACATTAAATTCCATACTTCCAGTAAAATATAGTATTGAAAACGCGTATTCATCTGGAGGAGCATACATAAAATCAATTCTTCTAGCTTTATCTTTTATTTTACCAATTGTTAAACTCTTTTTTTTTCCTCTAGAAAGAAATTCAAGTATTATATTTTTTTCTTTTAAAGTATTTAACAATTCATTAAATATTGAATCATCGTTTTTACTATTTGTAACAATAATATCAATATCACCCGAATCTTCCATACCTCTTCTATAAGATCCAACAATTTCAAAATTTGAATTTTTTTTGTTTTTTAAAGTATTGAATAATATATTTAATTTTGTATTGAAAAAATCTATTTCATTTCTTGGAATTCTCAATAGTAAATTATCAATATATTTTAAACCTTTTATTTGTGTATTATTTAATAAAATTGTATTATTTTTTAATTCTGAAATTGATTTTATATTGTGTGTTTTATATAATTCTTCTGCTTTTTTAAAGCCGATACCGTAAACTTTCATTAATTTAGAAATTGAATTATTATCTGATTTTAGTAATATACCATCATTTAAAAATTTTTTTATTTTTTTCATAATTGTTTTTCCAAACCCTTTTAATTTAATTTTTTCTAATTCTGAATAAGATATAATTTCTTTTTTATGAGAAATCAAACTTAATTTAGCATTTTTATATGCTCTTTGTCTGAAGTAATCATTTTCTAATTTCATTTTATTTTCATAATGATTGAGAAGTTTTAAAATTTTTTCATTAATAGACATTTTATTTTTATTAAAATATAACAATAAAATTTTATATCAATTTTTTATTTTTTTTTATATTTAATTATATTTATTTATATTAATGATAAACAAATTAAATTTTTTGAATAGGGAAAAAAATAATATATCTATTTTTAAATTAATAAGTAGAATGTTTGTAAAAAAGAAAACAAAAAAAAGAAGAAGAAGAAGAAAAAAAACAAGAAAAAAAAGTGGTGGTGGTCGTAGAAAAAAAAGTTTAAAAAAGTTATGTAGAAAAAAAACTAAAAATATGTTTTAATATATAAAATATGCCCAAAACATTGAATAATATAATAAAAAATTTACCGACTATGAATCCCATAGGAAGAACAATAGATTTAAAAATAAATGAACCAACTGATAGGTATGGTAAAAATACAAAATTCAAACCACCAAAATCAAGAGATGTTTTTATTAATAATAACAAAAAAAATCACTTACAATATTTGTCATTGAAAAATACACCAATGATTATTGAAGAAAGTTATGATATAAACAATAATAAAATAGAAAAGGATATTAGTGGTAATAAAAAATTATTTAATCCTGGTATTGATAGTACTTTTAATGCTGAAGATTTTAGAAAAAATAGAAATATTGGGGAATTCGCAACTAATAGATTATACTATGATAATGATAATAAAATAAATACAGATGATGTATATGTTCGTTCTAGAACTTATGCTGAAGATGGCATTCTTTATTATCAAAAACCATATTTGTATTTTAGAAAATTAATTAAAGATGGTAATACAAATAAAGAAGTTATCGATGATGGTATTATTCAAACAGATACCTATATCAATAATGCAAATCAAACCTTATATTCTATTTTATCTGAACAACCAAAATGTCTTAATTTTTATAATATAAATCAATTAATAATAGACATTAGCAATAGTGAATTATTGCCATATATTGAAACAATCACAGAAGATATTTCAAAAGTAAGTATACTTAAAACAAATTTTGAAGAAATTTATGATTTAAATTTATCTGATAAATTAAATCAATATAGAATAAAATATGAATCTGATGATTTTATAAATTTAAAAAATAATATAAATAATTCTGTTTTAAAATTTGAAAATAAATTAGATATAAGAAACATTTTTACTAAAACAACAAATATAAATAATTTTGATATAAGTTTTAGTGATATTCAACAATACAAAGACATTTCAAAAAATAATTTATTATCTAAAATTAACACATCTGAATTAATTTTATACTGGAGTTTTGATAATGTTTATCCTAGAAATAAAAATTTTTTAGTAGATAAAGAACAAAATATTTCAAAAATTTTCCAACCTTTTGATTATAGAAATAAAATTAGTTATTTAAAAAATATAAAAACAAGTAATTTGTTACCAAGAATAGAAAAAATTAATATTTATGCTAGAAAATCTGATAAAACAATAGAAAATGGCGGAGCTCATTTTAATGCTTTAAATAAAAATAATATTACACCAATTCAAGAACATATAAAATATGGATGGATTCAAATATTATCAATCAACCAAGTAGAAAGAGATTCTTATACAACAGCAATTAAAATATCAAAAAATAAAATATACGAAAATATAAATAATATAATAGAAAAAGAAATAGAAACGTATGAAAATATAATTGGTAGTCAAAGTGAAAAAATAATTAGTAAAAGAGAAATTCTTGGAAATTTTTTAATAAATAATAAAAATATATTTAATTATTTAGATACTGTTAGCGAAGATTCATCCTTTTATTTTTCAAAAAATTCCAATGGGAATTATGTTGATAATCCTTATAATTTTCTTCCGTATTATATGAAAGATTTAAATAAATCTTATATGAACGATTTTAAAACCAAATATGAAAATGATATATCAAATAATACTGGAAATTTTTCAATATTTTTAAAAGACTACTTTAATATAAATAATAATTTTCAAGATGTTTTAAATCATATATTTGAAAGTACATTTGACATAAAAATTGTCCCAGTAAATAATGCGGCTGTTGATTTAATGGAAGATTTTTTGGGTGATGGAAATAGATTAGAAATTACAAATTATAATTTAAACACATTAATATATTATAATTTGTCTTTTGAAAGTGGATTTGAGCCATCGTTGCCTAAAGTAACATTAGATAGTTCAAATAATGAAAATAGCATATTTTTACATTTTAAAATAAATATACCTTTTATTGAATCAAAACAACCGTGGAATATGAATGAAACTCAAGAGAATAATATTTATTCTATATCTAGTGGTAAAACTATTGAATATATAGAGTATGCTTTTATAGAAAAAGAAACAAAGAAATTTAATGACATTATTGATATTTCTAATAATTTTGAGTATGAAATAAGTGATTTTAATTTTTATGACACAAATGGGGTAGTTATTGATATTAGTAATATTGAATATGATAATAATGGAAACCCAATTTCTTTTTATTCAATAGAAAGTTATAATAGTAATGATGAATATATATTACAAAATAATTCTTTTTGGGTAAAAGAAAATAGTGAAAATCCTGGAACTTTATTTATGATTAAATTTGAAAAAAAAGTAAGTTTGGGATTTATAAAAATATCTGGATATGATTATAATATTCGAGTATGGATTGAAAACAGTGATGAACAATTTAATTATAATAATGATAATAATTTATTAACAGACAAAAATGGTATATATAAAAATCCTGATGATTTTTATTTTATTGATCCAAGTTTAAATAATTATACAAATTCAAATGAATTTAAAGTATATGACGCAAATTTAGAATATTTTCAAAAAGATATTCGAGAAAATATTGCAAATAATTTTTCAAATGTTTATTACAATGATTTTAAAAATGATTATGAAACAAATATTCAAAATATAATTAATAGTATTAATATTAATACTATTGATACAATAAACAGAATAATTTTTGATTTTAATAAAAATAATGAAACAAATGAAAATTTTATTATAAAACCAGATGACATTAGTTATAATACAATAGAAAATGAATTAAATATTTCTAATATTAGCAAAACAACTTTAGTAAAAGATATATCAAATATTGATATTATTGATATTATTCAAAATAATTTATATAAAAATATTATAAATTTACATGATGAAAATATAACTTTATTTGATAAAAAAGATGATTTATTAACAGAAGAAGATAAAAATATATTTAATAAATATGCGAAACATATATATGATTTTTCATCAAAAAAAAGCTCAAATACGTATATTTTTGAAATTTTAAAATACAGAGCAAAAAATATAAAAAAATTTAAAATTAATAATGAGAATAATAATGAAAAAATAAATATTAATATTGATCAAAATATACAAATAATTAATTATTTAGACAATTCTACACTATATGAAGACATTTATATAAGAGCTACAAATAATAATAAAGATGAAAATGATTTTAACATTGTACCATCATTATTTCCTCAAAATAGACAAGAAAAATATATTAAAATTTGGAAAAAAATTAAAAATACAGAATTTACAAAAACTTTTGATTCATTTAATTCAATTAAAAATACAATTGATAACAGTGAAAATATATTAAATATTTATAATCAAATAAAAAATAAAAACAATAAAACAAACGAATTTTATAACAATAGTATAAATACTTTTTTTAAAATTACAAACATTAATGAAAAAAAAAATTATAAAATACAAGACAGTGAAAATAAAAATATTATATATAAAAATATTATATATTTAAATAAAAATATAAATGATAATAAATATAAATTTTTAAAATTTAAAAAAGATTGTTCTA